GTCGCAGTGAGACCGCTGGTTGAATTGTTGTAATCAACACCTGCGGCTACTGAGCCACCGGCATCAAGCCAATCAGCAACGGTTCCGATATCATCATCCCCTGTTAGGTCAGAAGCTACAGTGTTGATGTCTGTTATACCTCCCGCCACAGTAACAACTTCACTATCAACCCCTGCAACAGTAACAACTTCACTAGCAATACCCGCAACAGTCTCTACATCATCTATACTCTCTGCTACAGTAACAACATCATCAATGTTATCAGACACCGTAACAATCTCTGTCTCAAAAGCAGTAACAACATCTACAAGGTCTGATACATTATCTTCACTAAGAGCTGCGGCGCTTTCACTAGCAAGAGCCCCTGCTGCTGAGAGTGCTGCGGCATCTGCCGAATCTTCAGCATCATCTCTATAACCTGAAGTTAGATTAACAACCTCATCTATAGGGTAGTCACTATTCACCAAAGCACCGCTATCTCCGTCCCATTTAAGGATGTATCCATCCTGTGGTTCAGGAATAGAAACATCATAGAGAAGACTATCAGACTTAGACTGTTTAGGAACCCGTCCTACACCATCAGAAAGTTCTTGAATACTGTTAAAAAGCTGTGTTGTGGCTTCGTTAAGGTTTGCTGCTGTGAAGATAGAACCGCTATTCCATACTACAGAAGGTTCTTCTATATCAGTAAGCCTCTCAAAAAGAACCACAGCCCCCATTTCGGGAGCTGTAGTAAAGACAACACTGCCATCTTCAACAGTAAAATCAGTGTTAATAACATTAACTACGTTAGCAACAGTGACTACCAATTCACTATCGGTTTTATAAGTAAATGTTATTGCAAAGGTATCAGTAGAGCCATTACCTTCGTAAGCAATAAATGAAAAAGCCATTGTTTCGTAAGATGTAAATTTTAAATACGTTAAGAAATTCTATGGAAAGCCTCTTTATCTGCCCATATTTTTATATATGTTGGTGGCATCCTTGTCGCCTTCACTAGTCATTTTCTTAACTTCTTCTATAATTATCCCCTTTGCTGCATCTCTATAAATATCTACAATCTCTTGTATAGCTTCTTCTTGGGGGTTTTTGTTTACCTCTGTTTTACCGCTTTGAAAAACCTTAAAGTCTTTATAGTAAAAAGATTCACTATCAAAAACATCAGAGTTTACAAAAGATATAAGAGCATCTTCTAGATCATTACCTTTACAGAACTCCAATAAAATAGGATGTCCTATACCTGAAGGCAATACAGTTACCTCAGACTCAGTAGTAAACTCTTTTCCTAAAACAACAGAACCAGCAACTTCCTGTATATGGTCAAACCAAGAGCGTCCTGAAGGTGTATATGCTACAGTTTCTAGGTTTATTTTAGGATCAAGTTCGTACTTAGTCAGCGGTGGGATAGTCATTTGCTGCAACACACCAGCCAGTTTTAGGTCTGATTGTTCTGCAAAGAAAGGATTTATAGGGTTTTTGTCTTTCTTTTTACTGGTAGTCGGATCAAAGATACGATTTAGTCCTGTATTAACATCAAAGCCTATAACCTCTGCTCCTAGTTTAAGCTCGTGTTTATACATATCCACAATGCTTTGGAGCTTTTCTGTATCCTCTTCCCCTAGTATCTGACTAATAGTATTGAATGTGGATGTTTCTGGAGAAAAAGGATGAAGTTTCTTAACGAATCTTCCACCAGCACTAGAAAACGCTTCCTCACTTTCACCAGCTCCAATTCCTCTACCAAGGTTAGAAAGTATACGAATGTCCTCACCAACATCAGAAGCCCCAGGAATATTCTTGATAGCTCTTGACATAACAAGCATCGTGGCTGAGAATATTTCAAGACCTTGCTCTGGTTTAGAGAATCTTATAAGGTCTCCTATATCACCAGCAATAGACATTATAGTTCCAACAGAAGAGCCACGCTGGATAGGATGTGTTTTTCCATCCAAACCTGTATAGACATAAGGACTAGAGACCTTTTCTCCATGAATCTTCCCACGTCCTGTTGTAGCTTGCTTCATATCATAAGCACCACCGCCTTTTATGTTTCCTACTAACGCCTGTTGTATAGCTAACGTCCAGATACCTGCACCGAGTGTTAAAGCTCCTATTGCTTTCCCTTTTATGATTGGATTTTTAGACGCAATCTCCCTTCTGAATTCTGCAGAAAGGTTTGAGAGCATGGGTGTTCTTTTAATAACCGCATTTACAGCAGCCGTAGGAGTTCTAACGAAAGGAGCCCCAACAGTCCAGAACAAAGACGAAGCCTCTTTCCTGAGTACCTTAAAGACATCATCATTTTTTCTATGAATAGGGTGTTGCTTTCTCTGTAGCCAAGAACCTATAACACCTATATCACCGCTTCTCTCAACTTTTCTTTTAAAGGTTATCTCTTGAGCAAAATCTAAAGCAGCTTTAACCAAAGTATTAGAAGATACTTCTCCTTTCGCTGTGGACACCGTTTGATCTTTAAAAGCTTCCTGTGCTCTTTTCCATGCTATCTCTGCAATAAGTTCTTTAGGTGTTCCTTTAGCAACCTCTTCAAACCTGGCAGTTGTTATTGCTCTAGACATAAAGGCAAGTGTTTCAAACAACTCATCACCGGCTATCTGCGACCGCTTAGAGAAGAGCTTTAGACCAAGATTAGCAGCAAGCCTACCTGTAGCTTGTCCAGTAGTTAGGTCTTCAGTATCATCTACAGATGTAGCAAGACCTTTCAAACCAAAGCTCTTGATCTTAGTTAGATCTATATCTTTAGCAATGTGGTCTGTATTAGCCAAAGCACCTAGCTCAGTAAAGGTACGTGAATCAAGAACCGAGCGTGAAGTAAGAAAAGCTTTCATACTGTAGTTCAAAGCCATTCTAGTAAGCTCAGTGTTAAAAATAAGCTCTTTATACATACTAAAAGCATCTTTAACAACGCCCATATCTCTAGCCTTAATACCTCCTACAAGCTCTTCAGCTGGTATAGTATAGAGGTTAAACATCGTACTTGTAAGGTTGTTAAACGCAACAAGAGGATTATTAATAAGGTTAAACTTAAAGAGTTCTTTTAAAACCTGTGACTTAGCTACTATCTTATTATTCCAATCACCTAGTTCACCCCTAGCTACAGGCCCGTAGATGTCAGACACATCTGAAATATAAGACATCATGTCTTCAATACTGTCTGTCTTTCCTGCCCAATCTGCAAACTCTTCTTTGTCCATGATATTCATGTTCTTAAAGATATTTGCAACATCTTCATCAGTCTTAAACCTAGCTTTAAAGTCAGTAAGAGTAAGACCAGCCTCTCTAGCCAGCTTTGAAACTTCCTGAGAGACTGTCAAGAAGTCATAAAAGTCAGTAATACGGCTGTCAGAACCGTCGTTTATAAGGTTTGATATCTTAAAATTCTCATGAAGAGCTTTTTCTAGGCTCTGCATAAAGCTAAGATACTGCCTGTTACCAGATAGCTTAGAATTTTTTCCGTTAATTTTGAAACTCTCCGTAGAAAGGGTCTCTGGTTTTAAGTTAACAAGCTTTCTAATAGACGCATGAATGTCATCTGACGGTAAAATACCAGCAGCGTCATACATTTTAGATATTAACTTATCAGCAGGTTCTTTACCGTCTTTTCCTATGGTTCTATCAAAGCCACCGTCCGAAGCAGCGCCGTCAGGATCAAGAAACTTCTTACCTTCTGGTGTAGAAAGAAACTTTTCAAAGCGTTTTTTAAAGAGACCATAGTGCTTATCTCTCAAAAGCTTACCTTCTTCACCACCCAAAGGGTCTTCAACAACATCTACAAGCTTCTGATAGGCAACTCTAATAGCCTCTTCCTCTTCTGTTAGTGCTCTACGCTCTATATTAAGGTTTGCTATGTTCTCTGTAGAGGTGTTATGACCAAACTTACTGAAGAATTTTTTATAGAGTGGTGTCGCTTTTATAGCATTGCTACTAAATTTACTCCCAGCAACAAGAGAAGTACCAGCAATAGCACCACCTAAACCAGTAAGACCTACCTCTACCCAGCTAATATCGTCTCTTTGTCCTGTAGATACTCCTATATCTTCCCTAGCTGCTTCATCAACAGCGTTAAAGAAAGCACCAGAAGAAGCAACGCTTCCTAGTTTTTTGGAAGAGAGTAGTACATTGGCTAGCGGTCTTTTAAGGTGGGAGGCTAGTTCATTTTTTAAAGCTAGTCCAGCTACTTTTTTGAGTGCCTCCCTCTTAACAAGGTTAACACCAACACCTGCTGCTGCTCCAGCTGGCCCTCCCGCCATTAAGCCACTACCAGCAGCCCAAAGAAGCTCAGGATAGTTGGTAAAATCTTTTACAGTACCAAAGAAAGCCCCTCTAAAAGCATCACCAAAGTCCTCATCTGTTTCTTTGGGATCATTAAAGTTAGCAACCTTCTCCCAAACATTGTTTAGAATCGCAAAACTCTGCTTTGTTGGTTCATCATAGTAAGTAGAACCCTCTCTTAGACGAGGAACAAGAAGAAGTTTTTCTCCTGTATTCCAATCAAGCTCTCTCATAGACTGATAAAACTCGTCTATAACTTCACCGTTACTACCTTCTAGTTCTTCACCTTTGTTGGATTTATACCACTGCTTCATAGCAGAAATAACAACATCGTTCTGCTCTAGATCCTTCCTGTAATACAGCTCGTTCTCATCAAGGGCTTTATCAAAAAGACCAGACTCTTTAATCTGTGTCCCCATGTTTGCTACAAGTTCATCGGTGGCAGGCGCTGTAGTTCTATAGCGAACCTTAGCTCCTGTTTCGTCATCAGTAAACTCAATAACATTTCGTTTGTCTTTCTTTTCCTTCTCTTTCCCTTTTTCCTCTGTACTTGGTTTTGGTTCTACAGGTTCTACAGGCTTTTCTGTATCAGGGGGAGCTACCAAGGAAGGGTCAATCTCCTGTGGAGTATCAACTCCCGCAGGTTGGTAGGCCTCTTCCATGAGAGGAGCGTCTCCTATCTCAATATATTCCTGATCATTTACTGTGCGTAGATTATAAGCCATAATGTAAATTCAACGTTATTGATATTAAAACTCTTTCTTTATTTCTGCACTCCAGCCATTTCCTATACTATTCTTATCGTCTACTTTTTGTATAGCAGCTTGGGTTGTATACCAATAATGAACAGCGTTAGACATAAGAGTACCTAGCTCTCTTTGCTCACTATTAGAAAGAGTTTTAATATCTCTAAGATATATTTTACCATCCTGTTCCTTATACAAAAGCCTCTTCATCTTGCTTACTTCTTCAGCAGCTGGGGTTTTATAGGTCACGTTAAAGGTAGAATTTTGAAGCTTTTTTGTGTTGTGTGCATATGCATTCAACATAGAAATAGTTTCATCTCTACTTCCTTTACCTTTTAACACATATAGATTTTCAAAAGCTTCTGTGCCTTGTCTCTCTAAGGTATCATAAACCGCTTTGTCCTTTATATTAGAAGACGTTCCAAAACTCCAGTTAGAGCGCTTTTCTATTCCTGAAGAAAAACTCTGATAAGTTAGAGATGTTTTGATAGGAGGTTTTTTAGCATACGACTCAGCATCATCAAGTAAGGAAGACGCTACAGCAGCATTCTGAACATTATCTACAACCCACGTCTGTGCCCCTTCCTCACCAAATCTAGCTACTAGATTATTTACATGACGCTGTAGATTTAATTTCTCGTCAGGAGTGTAAAATATATTCCGAGAGGCTGTTTGTAGGGCTTCATCCCTTATATATGATGGATACCTCTCACTCAGAATATTCTTTACATTATCTAAAGAGCTCCCACCATTAAGTAACTCTGATGCTTCTCTGATGGCATTTCTTTTCTGCTGTTGCTCTAGAGCAGCCCTCTCAGCAGCCGCATTAGCTAAAGCTGTCCGTTCTTGTCGTCTTGATTTTGAAATTAAAGCAGTCCAACCAAGCTTAAAAGATGCTGTCTCCAAAAGAAGACCTGTGCCTAGCCTAACACCCTCCAAAATAGTAGGCAGCTCCCTCCATTGAGAAGGATCATTTTCCAAACTAGCTGTTAAAGCAGCCAACACAGTCCCACCAGACATCTTATTTTCCTTTAAAAAGGTACTTATCTGCTCTTGTCTTGTCTCTGTTTTGTTGTAACCAAAAGTTGGGAGGTTCTTTTCTTGTCTATCAGTAGCGTCATTTATCACCTTTATATATATATTCTTTCCTTCTGGGGTGGTAAAGAAAGTTTTAAGGTCTGCTGAGTTTTGTGCTACCAACGTCCGCTCTTCATCTATTAAACTCTGTGAATAGACTTCAACAGAAATACCTGCTTCTGTTTTATGCACTTGAGAAGCCGGATGAGGAGGATTCTGTAACAAATCCTGTAGATTAGCCGCTGTTTGTTTGTCATTCTGTGCTCTTCTGGTGGCTTTGAAAGTAGAACCATATTGTGAAACCTGACCTAGCACAAAATTATCTACAGCGGTACCCACACTCTCAGCATAATCAGAAATTTTAGCTAGAGCTGGATTTGATTGAACATACCTAGTAATGACTTGGCGACCAAGATCACGGTATTGATTAGAATAATCTTCAGTATCTCGTGCTTTTCCAGCTAGATCTTGTTTTATAGCAAGATCATTTAACTCAGCTTGAATATTAACTCTGTCTTTATTTATAACAGCTTGAGATAAAAGCCTAGCCCTTTCATTATTTAAACCTGCTATAGATTTATTCCATTTTTCTTTCTCTTCCTCAGAGCCGTTCTTATATAGATTCTCATAAGTACTGAGAGCATTATTTAGATCTTTCTCTTCCTGTACTTCTTCATAGGCTGTTATCGCTTTCTGAATAGCTGGACTGACCTCCTGAATAAACCCCAGAAGTGAAGACTTACCAACAGCTTCTATTTCATTACTTCTGCTTGCCGGACGAACATAGACATCAGCCATTGGTGTACCTACAGCCTGTCTGGCAAAGGGAACTTTGATTCTTTTATTGGTTTCTCTAGAATTACCAGATTTAACTAGAGTTTTCTGTAGAGCTTGTAGTGTTGTTGCTTCCGCCATTATTGTCCCCTTATTTTGTACCATTATTTTGTACCATTAGCTCCCCCTGCTCCCCCTGCTATGGTTTTCTCAACTGAACTGATAGCAGCAGGGATAAACTCACTCCAGAAGCTTTTCGTAACAGAAACACCACGATCAACAGCGTTAATCCTGTTAATAGATTCTGCATCTAAACCTTTCGCCTGTAGCTGTTGGTTTGTCTGTAGGTCTTGTATCTGACCACTATACTTTGTGTTCTGTCTATATAGTGCTGTACGAGGATCTTGAACAAGAAGGTCTACAGTCTGCCCACTAACACCTGCCTCAGCAGCAGAAACCTTATTAGACTCACTAGTCTCAAGGGCTTGAAGAGCAGCATCCATCTTTTCCCCCGCAATCTGTTCAACACTCCTACGAAGCTCTAAAGTACTCTGAGCAGTCTTTAGATTTCTAGCAGTAATAGAACTTTCTCTATTCTCTTTATATTTTTGCTCTTGAATTGCTGCCTGTTGTTTAGACATTGAATTCTGTGCACCAACAGAAAGAGCAGAGGTAACTCCAGCCCCTACTAAACCCATCTATAACTCCTTTATTCTTACGAATTCTAAAAAAGGCTTAGGATTGACCCCATAGTTTTCAATCCGTTTAATAAACCTAAACCCCATAAACTTTAACCATGCTATAGATACCTTATAATCAGCATCAACACAGTTAGTAAGCACGGGAAACTCTTTATTTACTCTCTCAATCCATTCTCTGCCACCCCTTAAGAACGCCATATACACCTTTGGAAGATGTATTGTACTAAGCATCCAAGGACTAGCCAATGTAGGCAGGGCAGGACAGATGTGTGGAAGAGGACATACACCATAGATACCCGCTATCTCATCGTCTGGAGTAAAGATGGTTTCACAGAACAGGGAAGAAGTAAAAGACTCTTTAAGACCAGTTAAAAGATCCCCATGAGATGCTATAACTTCTTCTTTATCTTCTTCCCTAATAATGTGTACGAACTCTTCAATATGTTCTACAGTTGTAGGTACTACGTATGTACTTTTGTTGTCCTTTACTGTATATTTATGAAGTGTCATATCTATTATACTCGTTGTGAACGAATTGTGTAGTCTGCTTCCCAATCAACACCTTGAAAGATAGAGGGGAAGTGTGAATCATTTTCTAGCTCTATAGCAACAGCAGAAGACCTGGCCAATACAGACGCTCTAAAGAGCCCTGTCTCAGTTGGTGAAGAGTTAAGAGCGTTTGATAAGAGACCTATAACACGTCCATTGAAAATCTTATCATAGCTAAACTCTTCCTCACCACTAGCAATCCTGCTAAGAGGTATGATCTTTACCTTAAAGAAAGCTGTATCACTATAGTAGATAGAGTAGTTCTTAATCCTAAGAGACCCTGACAACACAGGCTGATTGTTATTCTTCATGAACGGCTCACTGAACCTATATCTGAAGGTATAGGAAAGACCACCAAACACAACCATTCCTTCTGCTAAGACATCCTGAACATCGGCTGCTTCTATAATATGTCCTCTGTCTGTTACATAGACAATATTTTCATCAGTATATGGTGCAGTCTGCCCAACCTCCGTAAGAATAAACCTTCTATCTAGATGAATAGAAAACCCACTTGTATATGCTTTAGCCTCATCTTCAGTGAACCTAATTTTTTCTAGATATATACCGTCTGTGTGGTTAACTAAAAGATTTAGCTCACTTTTATTGAACTCACAGTTTAACACTTCTCCAGAAAATGTCCACTTACTCCAAGCTGACTGAACCTTATCATTTCCAGCCCAATAGAACCTATAGATATAGACAGAGTTTCTATCACCTTCGCTCTGAACTATAAGCGTGTTATCATTACTGGAAGCCTGAATGTTAAAGACCTCTCCTTCTATGTAAGAAGGGATATGAGATGTGACTTCAATAGCGTCATTTGCATCTGTATCTGTGTCAATGAAGTACTCCCAAAGGCTGCCAAATTCACCACGTCTAGAAGCAAAGTATACAAACTTACCAATAGCCTGTGGCTTAGCTGTAAGGCTTGCCTCAAACTCCGTTGTGTTAGAGATGTTAATAGTCTCAGGAGTAAGTATTGTATCACTACGGACTTTAAACTGGGTTAGTTCTGAAAAGAGTAGAAGACTATCAGAGAAGGGTACAGCATGTTTAAGAAGACTTACCTTGTTAGAAGATACTGCAACATCAATAGGGTCACTATCAACAATTGTAAGTGTTGTCTTCCTAAAGAAATCATAAGCCTCAAAACTACCAGACCTACTAAAGACAACATTCTCATCAGACAAGAAGCCTAGTCTATCTTTGTAGAAGAATATATCAGAGAGGGTATAATCTATAAAAGAAGGCTCAGGGTTTGTGGTTTCATCCCCTACCTTCCGCTCTGCCCATACTGTTTCCTCTAGATGGAAGTTTCCTGTCTCATCCTTTCGGAGTGTCATAGGAAGTGTTTCAGCGTCTAGAAGATATGTTGTACTAGGTGCTATAGTCTCTTCCCAAACATTCTCGGAATACTTAACCCAGTAGTCATCCTGTCCTTTCTCATTGTCCCCATTAATGAGAATCTTAAAATCCTCTGGAGCCATTGGAGGCAGCTTTGTAAAGCTTGCTGTCTTATCTTTATAAGGTTTTACATGTTCACCACCAAAGGAGTCATTGGTATCTATAGTGAAATCTGTTGTATCCCCATTAGTATTATAGAAATAAATAACAGAGCCTGTAAGACTCACCCCCATATTTGCAGGAAGACCTAATGAACTATAAGAGTAACCTTCATAGTATGTAGAGGTACTAAAAGAGTTCCTAAAGAAGTCATAAAAGTGATTAGCAATAACATCAGTACTTGCTCCAGATTCTGCAAGATGAACAGCTGATGTTGAATCCTGTGTAGCTGATTTAGTCTTGAATGCTAAGTAGCGTGATGTACTTCCCTTTGTGATGGTAATAGAGAACGTGGAACTATAGTCTACATCCTTAATATATACAAGACCGTCAGGGTAGCGTATAGCAGATGTAGCTGTATCCATAGCCACAACCTGCTTCTTATTCAGGATGTAGGTAAAATCAGCAATAGAAACAGCTGCTAGGTTTTCTTTAGGATTATCAAGACTATTGATATAGGTCTGTGCAGATGTATCTTCAATAGTAACGGTTTTTTCTACACCAGCCTGATCAAATACTTTAATAACCCCAACACCTTCGTTATCATAGACAATAATGTTATAAGCCTCTGATTCATCCCTACGGGCTGTATGGATAAACGCACTATCTACCGTATCTATATCAGCAAGAAATGCTATATTCTCAGAGCTTGGTCGTTTGCTAAGGCCATCTACAACAGAAGATAAGCCGTTCTCTTGAATTTCCCCCTGTGTTGTTAACCTATAAGCAGGTGGCTGTTGTGAAATACCATTAATAATGTTTGGTATAGACTGACTAATAAGAGCCATTGTATCTTCCCCTATTGCGGTCAATTACTCTATATACGGAGTAGTTATCAAAGATGTTATTATCCTCAGAGATGTTATCAAACTCTTTAAGATAGATAAGAGATTCTCTTTCATCAATAAGGGTAAAGTCATGGAGTGTTCCACTACCAACAACCCTGTCTTGATTCTTTCTTGCAGCTCTATCAATGATATATCTCTTAGCTGGCTCTGGAAGGTCTTCCCAGTCTATCTGAATAACTATATCAAGAGTAACATCCTCAGCAATAATGTAGGTGTGGTTTCCCCTATCATACATACGGAGACCACGTTGAACTAGATCTTTAGATGACGGATTAAGCGAAGCATCAACCCGCAAGATGTTTGTAGGAAGGACGATCTCTCCACTAATGGTCTTTGTAAATGTCTTAGTGTACTCTGTATTGAAATTCCAAGCCCTGCTCTGTACTTCTCTATCAACTTCTTTAAGGAAGTTGTCAGCTAATACAGCTTCTAGATAACCACTCTCAAGAGTGTTTACGGGTGTTTCACCAATAGCAGCAAGGATCTGGTTAATCGCCTCTAAGCGTGTTGTACCTGCCATATATCCTATTCTAAAAATGGAAAAAAAGGGGACAGAGTTTTACCTCCATCCCCTATTTAAAAACAAAAAGAACTTAGTCCTCGTTAAACAGCCTCAAGCAGCGCAATAGCGGCAGCAGGGCGGAGAACGTTAGCACCCTGAGCAAGCTTAGAAACCATCAGAGTACCCTGACGCTGAATCTGATACTCAGACTCTACACCAAGGTCAAGAAGTTTCACCAAAGCAACAGCTTCAGGAGTAAATACAAAGCCACGAATAAGGTTGGCAGTGGCAAGGTAAGCTGAAGGAATATCGTAAACAGCGGTACGTCCACTACCAACAGTGTTGGCAAGAGGAGCATTACCAAGGGTTACACCAGTAGATGCATTCCACAGGTTGGTTGTAACAACATGGTTGCTCATGAAGACAGGCATACCAGCGATGTTAGGAACCATAGCTTTAGAAACAGAACCCTCACCACCAAAGTCACGGTTCATGTAAACAAGCTTATTACCGTCAGTCACATCCAGAAGAGCGTAGTACTGGTCAGGAGGAAGAATAACACAAGCACCCTCTGTGGGGACGTTCTTCTTCTCCATCTCTTTACGAGCATTAAAGATAGACTGAGCAATATACTCTGCACTAGAAGCATCAGCAGCAGCAGAACCAATGGTCACATTGTCTGTGAAGTCCTCTTCAGTGAACGACTTGTAGTCCTGAACAAGGTCAGCAGCAGCGGTAACATCAGTAGACAGCGCAGCTTTAGTAAGAGTACGGGCAATGTTCTTATCGGTCTCTTTGGCAAGAGCAATACCAGCCTCTTTAGAATAGACAGACCGAACATCATAATGATTCATCGCCTCATCAATCTTTGCAATGAACTGCGAAGAGATAAGGAGGTCATCAATAGTAACAATACGCTCACCGGCACGAATCTGTCCACCAGTAATTTCATTACCAGGAGTGAGATACTCAGCCGAGGTACGACCAAGCATGGGGAACGAAGCAGACTTACCCTTCGTAATAGAACGGGTACGAATCTTGTCCATGAAAACAGTCTTCTGCTCAAACGAGGTAAGTACCTCACCTGCATAAAGTTTGAGAAAAAGATCCCTTACATCACCTGTAAGGTTGTTCTGCCCAAGACGGGAAACGCTATAGGCAGGATTAGAAGCAGCTGAAAAAGCCATAATAAAATAAAGAATGATGTTGAATAATAAAAGACAGCATCATACTGTTCACCTTTCTTTCCTAAAGTTGTCCTCGCAAGGGCTATAGTACTCTGGTTAGAGTATTGAGCTTACACAACCTTTCAGTTGTGTCTCATTACAATCATAGGAGCATCGGCTCCTTTAACTTTCTTTTTGCTTCTGAGCCACCTGAGGGACTTGAACCCCCAACCTTCGGTTTACAAAACCGTTGCTCTACCGTTAAAGCTAAGGCGGCAAGTAACCCCTATCAGGTATAGTTAAGGGTCTCTCCCTTATTTTTATACCCGATAGGGGATGAACTAAGGCAAACAAATGCCTTAAAAAAGCGAACTATTCGCTAGCATTTTTGAGACCTTTTCCCTATAGGCTGAATCCTTATGGTATTTAGGGTCACCCATAGCTGCTGTAAGTTCAGCTGTACTATTAAATCTATTAGCACTAACAGTTCCAGTACCGCCCCTCATCAAGGTAGGCTCTGCGTCAGCACTAAACTTAGACATGATGCCGTTAACAGCAAGACCAATGTAGTCAACATTACCTGACTCTATGGCTTTGTTAAAAGCACCAATCTCTCTATCATTGAGGTTTTCCCCTGCCCACTCAAGCATAGCTGAGTAGTTTTCTGCACCTCCTGCAAGACTCTGAACGGATGTTTTAAGGTTGTCTGCAACTGCGTTCTGCCCCTGAATCCATGTTTCTACAACAGGACGAGGGAAACCAGCAGCTTCTAGATCCTCAAAGCTATCTTTAGTGAGAGTGCCATAAGCAAGGAATTCGTTCTGGAGAACATCAAAGGATAGACCATTCTCAGTAATGAGTGCTTCTACATCGTCTACAGATGTACTAACAACCTCATCAAGATCAAACCCTTCTCCACTTTCTTCCTCTTCTATCTTCTCACCACGACCAAGCTTCTTCTCAAGCTCACTATAAGCCTGAGCCATCTGCTCAACACTGCTAAACTTTTCAGGCAACCAGTCAGGACGTTCATCACTGTCTGGATTATTGTTTGCCTCAATCTGTTCAGCTTTATCTAGCATAGCCCTAACATGTTCTGCGGACTCTGCTCCATTAGTCTCTTCTACAAAGGTGTTAATGCTCTGTGCATCCATATAGATTATACTTTATATTTAAGACCATTGAAAGTAAACGTACTTTCTCCGTTCTTTTTAGCTGTTGCATATGTGTTACGCCATGTCATAGCTGAATCACTATTCCTACGGAAGATAGGATAATCACCACCTTTGGTGTGTACATAATCCACAACATCCTTTTTGAACTGTGCTTCAGGAATTGTTACAGAAGGAGCAACGGCTTCAGCATCTACCTCTCCACTTGCAGCAGCATTCTCTGGAGACTGGGTACTACCTACTGAAGTTTTCTTATTCAGAGACTCAACCTGTGTTCTATCTCCCTGCTGTCCGTTCCGTGAGGCTGCAATACCAAGCCCAGCTGCAACAGCCGCGCCAGCTGCTAGCTTCCTACCTGTGCCTGTTTTAGAGGGAGCCTCAACACGACCGCCTCGCTTAGCAAGTGCTGTAGTCTGTGGTGTAAGAACTCTATCACCTTTTACAGTCTTTACAGGTGCTTCCATCCTTGTCTCACCTCGCTTAGCAAGTGCCGTAGTCTGTGGGCTTTCAGATACATTTTTGGTTCCCTTTGCCCTAACAGACTTTGGGGTTGGTGTTCTTTTTGTCTTAGGCTCAACTTTAGCTGCTGGAGATACAGCTGGTTTTAGAAAACCTTTTACTTCTGTTGCTGATAGCTTCTTCTTTCCTAAGAGTTTTGCAGCTTCTTCGGCTGTTGTTTTTTGAGAAAGAAGAGAACTAACTGCTTTCTTATCTAGAGTAAGGATTTCTTTTGCGGTGAGTTTTCTACCAAGCTTGGTTGCAAGCTTAGCTAACATTTCACCAATGTTATGAGCAAGATTAGCCATTATTTATTTATTCAGTGTTTCCCATTTGCTTTGCAAGTTCCGGAGCACTACGCTCTGCCATACTAGCCATTGTTTGATCCTGCATCATCTGTTGCTGTTGAGCAAGAGCTGCCTCCTGTTCCTGCATCTTTTCCTGCTCAGTCTTAATAAGTCCAAAGGTATCTATACCAAGACTAGCACCAAGACGGGCAATGTAATCACTAACCTTCAACTCACTCTGTATAACCTGAGGGCCTAGGGGTTGGAGGTACCGAAGAAATGTAGCAAGTTTGTTAAGATCCTGCCCTCTACCAAGAGCTTCAACACCTGTAACAATAACTGGTTTGATTTCTTTAGGGAGCTTTGGCATCTTCTTCTCTTTCTGAAGCGACTCCAGAATAAGAGTAACAAGAGGAAGCTGGAACTCCTGACTAAGAATAGAGTAAATACCACCAAGGGCGGCCTCTAGTTCCTGAGCCATGTACCTAACTTCTTCAGCAGTCACACGCTCAGCATTACGCTGCACTGCACTGTTAAGAAGGAAAGCATAAGCAAGTCTCTGTTCAATCTTTGAACTTGTAGATTCTGCAACACGGAAGTCAGCGGCTTTCTGAACCTGTAGGGTAGTTACATCATTAGCATTACCATCAACAAACGCACCGTTAGCGGCTCTTCCGAGTGTTGATGCTTTTGTCGTACCGTTTGGAGCAACAAGGAACAACACCTTTGCAGATGCTGCACTACCTTCAACAATAGCCTGACTAAGTGCCTCAAGAGAAATAAGATCTCCTATGTACTCTTCAATGTAGCCTCTACCATAATCTTCTCCGTCAACACGGATGAATCTAAGAGGTATGAAAGGAAGCTTTCCTTTCTTATAAACCCCTCTACTCTTTGGGATTTCTACTCCCATAACTTCTTGGTGTACCTCATAACCCTTAGAGGTAAGCACAACACCTGTATAAAGATCCAGTGTCTTGTGTTCGGTATCCGTGAGGTCAGGCATAAGAGCAACGACCTCATTAGGAAGCATCTTCTTATCTACAGACTCTTTGGTAATAATCTCTAGAACATTACCCATAGCATCACGCTTCACAACGTAACGATCAAGTCTGAATACCTTCATTGTTCCAACACCCTTATCAAGGTATACTAGAGCATTTCCAGTAACAATAAGATGCTTAAGAGCTTCAAAGACTGGAACACGAATAGCCTTGGTTTCTATATCAGCCATTACCATCCTCTCAATCTTCGCTAGCCCTACCTCTACCTCTCCTCTTCCATCTGCACCAAGCGCCGCAAGAGCAGAATCATCTACTATAAGACGGGCAAAAGGACTGTTAGCAGGGAGAAGAGTAAGCAACAGCTTTGACGCTAGGTTGTTTACCCCTCTTGCCCCAACACTCTGATAAGGAGTATCAAACTTTGTGGAAGAAGAATGCCCCTCTTCTGGGAGAAGACTAGGAATAGTCAGTACCGCTGAGTCACGACCACGCTCAAGAAACACGGAGCGATCTCCTGTAAGCTCATCATACCGTTTCTGAAGAGAAGAACTTTCTTGTACCATCATTGTTTCTAGTGTTTAATAAGGAACTGAAAGCCCTGACGAGCTCGTATCGGAGGGAATAGATGCGCCACCCTTAGGGGCTACCAACGCTCTTTTACCTTTCCGTTTCTTTTTGATGAAGAGATCTGAGCCTGTCTCAATATCTGCTACATTTTCATCTTGGTCAAAAGATTTTTTGCCCTGTCTCTGTATAGCAACAGCAGGAGTAGGGGCATAGCTAACTACCTCTTGTTCTTCTGATTCTCTTTTCTTTCCACCCATAATTAAGATACTGGTATTTGAAGACCAGAAATAACACTACTAGACAACGGCTGCGCACCAGCCTTATCTACACGAAGTGCTTTCTTGCCTTTGCGTTTTTTTAAAATATCTTCTGAAGCAGTCCCTTCATCTTCAAGTTCAAGCTCAGGAGCTTCTACCTCTTTAGGGGCAATAGCCTGAGCAGGTGCAGGAAGAGGGTCAGGGACATTAACTTTTGGTGCTGCTAGACCCATATTCATCTATGTTATGAACTTCTTTATAAATCTGTGTAAGGTACTCAACAACGCTTCGTTGTCCTTGTCTAAACCTGAGGTTCTCAATATTCGTCTCAATTGGTGGAAGTTTATCGGGAAAAGCCTCGTTGAGTTTCCTTAACAATAAATCAGAAATATGAAGTTCGTTTGAAAAAACGTTCATAAAATTCTATAGAGGTGAGTTTTAAAAACCGTTTATCTTATCTACTTTAGCTTCAAGCTTAAGCTCATTAAGAGCCTCTATCTGATATTCAGCATACTCCTGAATCTTATGAAGGTCAATTAGTTCTGAATCAATCATAGACATATTCCCATACTGTTTCTTCCCAGCACGGGATGCATACTTCACAATGTTTCCCATACAATAAGACAGCCCGTTCGTCATGATATATTCCCTAGGTTGAATAGGCATATCATAATGAGCAGGACGGGAGACATGATCATAACCTCCATAGATATCTGGATTGTTCATGGTATGGGAATTTCTGGTGTCCATAGTAGTATCTCTCCTGTTTCTCTGTTATAGTTTTTGTCATTCAAAATATAAGCCATCCTTGCCTGTATGAGAGTATGATCTTCACTAAGCCCCTGCTTACCATAGGCAGCTACAATAGCATCCCAAATTGGAACACCGTCTTTATCTGCTTTCTTAAGAATCTTCTCAGCAGAAACAGGGCCAACTCCTGGGCAACCCTTATAGTTATCTGTAGAATCCCCACACAACACCTGTAGATAGAACTTGAACTCTGCCTCATATGCTGAGACATATACAATGTCTTCATCTACAAGGTGATTACCGTGTATGGTCATCAAGTCCTTATCCTCACTCCAGATAACATACTCACTGTTGTCTTCTGTAGCTTTAATACCTAGGACATCATCAGCCTCTAGCTGAAACCAAGAGAACCCGTAATGGTTTTCTATAATGTAATCCCTAGCAAAACCAAGGAGCATTGGCTTCCTTGTTGATGTTCTGTTTGCTTTATATTCAGCAAAGATATCCTTACGGAAGTTAAATGGAGAAGACAAGGCTACCTCATATCTACTGAATTCAGCAGAGCTAAGAAATCCTTTGATGTATTCGTCAATGATTGTGCGTACATCCTCCTCCCAAGCGTGAAGAGTCCAAAGACCGTCACCCCAATTAGTAGCCTTTTCAGCAGCACTAGCTGCCTTGTATGCTATAATATCACCGTCAATTAGTAGTTTCATAGATAGAGTCTTTAATGTGTTTGCGCCCAGTTATCACCTATCTTGAATTCACTATCAAGAGGGCAACGGAAGTTAAAATGTTTCTCCACTTCTTTCATCACCTGCTTGGTGATAGCACCCATAGCTTCTGCTTGGTGTTCACTCACAATTATCTGTACCTCGTCATGAATAAAGCCAGCTATGTATCCTTCTATACCTCTCTTAACCATCTCTTCAGCTATCAGGACATACCATGTCTTACAGACGATAGCTCCTGCACTCTGAAGGAGTGTGTTAAGTGCGGCGTGTTTATGTCTGACAGGTATGATACGACCATCCAAACCCTTTAGAACCTTAGAGGTTTCTGCTTTAGTACTTACAGCTTCACGGAGTTTCTTTAGAGCGGGTGTCTTTGTAAGGAAGCTTTTCTTAATCTTCTTCCCTTCTCTCTCACCCTTCCCTATGATCTTACCTATCTTCTCATCACCAGCCCCATATAAAAACCCATAGATAAAGGTCTTTGCTTGGTTCCTTGTTTCCAAACCAGCAGCCTTCTGGTTTGCTGTGTGTATATCACCACTAACTACTTCATTGGCATAAGCACCGCCATCATAAATAGCCATGTAATGAGCGAGACACCTAAGCTCAAGACCACTAGCATCTGCTCCAACAAGCTTATAGCCTCGTCCCCCTGCGGTGAATAAAGCTCTACATTCTGTACCAAATGGCGCAGAGCTGTTCGGAACCTGAGCCACATTAGGGTTATTATGAGTACACCTACTAGTAACAGCCCCCATATGATTAACGCTCCCATGTATCCTCCCCTGTTTTAATAGTTTTAACCACGCTTGTTTACCTGAAGACAACTGTCCAATCCTCTTGTTCAGCATAAGATACTCACTAAGCAAGGCAGCCTCAGGTAACTTAATGGTAGACAATACCGCCTCATCAACCTTTGGTTCTCCTGTATTTGTGAATACCTTCGGAGCCCATCCCTTCTTCATCAGCCTATCTGCTATCTGTTGCCTAGATGCCGGGTTAAATGGGATAACCTTCTGCTTTGTTTTAAGCTGTACTATCGTAGGCTCAAAGGTTTCAACAAGCTTAGTATAAAGCTCTTCCCTCTTATGAGAGATAACAGCAAAAAGTGCCATAGCTCCTTTTTCATCAAAAGGAAAGCCTCTCTTTTCCTGTGTGATGAGCATGGTATGGAGTTTATGCTCCAAATCAAGTGCCTCCTCACTGAAGCCCTTGTTGATAATCTTATCATAAAGTTCTTTTGTTACGTGTATATCCTGAACACAGTAGTCTAACATTGCAGGAGCGTACTGAGAAAAGTCTGTATACTCTCCTTTGTACTTCCCAAGCCTATACCCCCAAGCTTTTAAGCTATGGCTACCTATCAAGTTAGAAGGGAAGTCTTTACTCTTCCTTGTAAGGTTGAAGTCAATCTCTGCAAGGTTGCTCCAGATGGTACGACTACAAACCAATGTGTCTGTTACCGTACCACTGAAGTTAAACTTATGAAGCATCCTTAAAGCTTCAAGATCAAAGCCTATGATATTGTGACCTATGAGTTCCTCAGCCTGAGAAAGAAACTTAACTCCCTCCTTAATGTTATCTGGTTCAAAGGTATGTACTGTTCCTTCTTCATCTATGGCTACAATACACCACACCTTAGTGAGGGTGTCTAGCAGGCCGTCAGTCTCAATATCAAAGATTAGTTTCATTTAGCAAACCTCATTTTTCATTATCGTGCGTGATGTGGACACCCATACAATGGGCAGCCTTTTGACCCACAATCAGGGGCAAAGAATGGACAGTCTTCCATATCCTTACTGAAGATGTGGTGGACCTTATCATATGTTTTATCAAGGAGATCTCTTGCAGCAAGCCAGTCCTTTGTATCAAGAGCTCCTTTAGCAAGGGCCAGTTCTGTATACATACGCTCGTCAAGCTCTCTACTCATCCTCTTCCCCCATTAAAGTTTTGTATGCTTCATATGTTGGAAAGTATTCTTCCAACTGTTCTTCCTTTAACTCATCCCTGCTCTCAAGAATCTCTACACAAACATCAAGGATGTGGAGATATTCTATATACTCCTTCTTCTCATCGTTTGTAGCAGTTGTATTATTGAGAGACTTAAAGAGATCGTCAAGGATTTCTTCTCTAGTTCTAGCCGTCTTCATTAAAATAAGTCACTAGTTATTATAGAATCCTCTGTCATTCTTCCTGTGGTCTTGTCATAATACAAACTACCACAAAGCCCAGTATCTCCAGTCCACCTGTTCTTCAACACTCTAATCTTTGTTTCGTTAGAGTGTTCCACATCCTGCTGATTTCTTTCAAGACCTATTACTACATCTGAAAGCTGACCTATAGCAGCACTACCACGAAGCTGAGCAAGACTAGTTGTTGCTCCTTCTTCGTGTCCTCGTTCCCCTTGTGGTCTCTTAAGGTGGGACACTAAGAGCATACCACACTTTAACTCTTCTACAAGACCACGCAGGTTTGTCATGGTGTTATCAATTATCCTTCTCTCGTCACCACCGTCAATACCACTAACGATAATAGAGATGTGGTCAAGAATGATATAACTACAACCACAGCCTCTGGCAAGAAACCTAATCTTGCTGATGAGGTTGTCGCTGTCAGTGCTACCCCAATGATCGTAAAGATAAACCCTACCACTGCCCACTGTCGCATCAAAAGCCTCCTTTAGTTTCTCCTCGCTCACACCTTCTCTGTTTATGTGTAGTGGGGTGTTAGCTTCTATACTCATAAGACCTAAGGCTGTACGCTTAACACTCTCTTCAAGTGCTATGTACCCTATTGTCTCACCCTGCTTCAGTAGGCTATGTGCTATCTCTCTACTGAACTGAGACTTACCTATACCACTACCCGCTGTTACAGTTACAATCTCTCCCTTACGAATACCCTGTGTCTTCTCTTGAAGTTCAGTGTAGGGATAAGAGCAGGAGTCTACTTCATCATCACAACTCACTACATCCCAAAGATCTTCACCGCTTACAATACCGTCGGGACGGACGACCTTTGCATCCCAAACAGCAGAGACAAGTTCTTTGACTCTACCTGCCTGGAGCATTTCATTAGCATCCTTTAGTGGGAGTGTAGCTATCTTAGCTTTGTTAGGTGGGAGTATTGTGGCACATTCTCTAGCTGCCTTCTGTCCTTGAGTGTCCATATCAAACATGAAGATAACACTCTCAAACTTTGATAGCCATTCAATACTCTTGGCTACTGCTTTCTTAGCTGCTTGTGCTCCGTTTGGTATAGATACAACAGGCCATTTGTTATCAAACACCTGACTAAGTGATAAGGCATCTACCTCACCCTCCACAACGGTGACCATTTTTCCACCGTCTCTCCATAACCATTCTCCATAAAGCAGCGCATCCTTGAGACTACCAACTATGGAGAAGGTTTTATCTGGGAACCTTAGCTTCTGTGCTACCACCTCTCCATCTTTATTCTGGTAGTTAGCTACCTGTACCGGCTTACCTTTATAAGAACCTACCCCATACCCCCACTTACCACATGTGGCTTGAGTAATCTTTCTTTTAGGGAGAGCCTGAGGAATTGATTCAACAAGTTCTTCCATATTCCAATTTACTTTAGATTGCTGTTTATGACCTGTATCATCCATGTTACCATACGAGCCACAGCTGAAGCAATAAGTATGGTTATCGGAGTAAAGGGAATTAGCATCGCTACTACCACAATTAGGACAAGAGATGTGTCTAACGAATTCACTGTTGTTTACTGTATCCATTCTTTAGGAACTCTTAAGTGAGACCATATAAAACCGTAGCGATCAGCCCACTCAGCACAGGTCATCTTACTCCCATCTTTCCTCTTTTTTGCTCCCTGTATGGTAGCCTTAGAATTCTGAAAGACAAAGCGTATGTCTAGGTCTGGGTGTTGGGCTTTCACTGCTCTCATCTTTCTCTGTGCGTCTTCCCTAAAGTACCCCTTCAATTCTATATAAATATCATTGATGAGTAGGTCAGGAACATAGTACCTCTCAACCTGATAGATAATCTTATCAGGTTCGTACAGGTAATGTATACCCTCACGATCTAGTTCTGATAAGACTGTCTTCTCAAAGGTACTTCTAGTTTTAGAAGTCTTCATTAACATCAAACGGTGTGTTATTGGTTGTCTCTGTCTCGTACCCTTCTTCCTCATCAAAGACAGCAGACGCAGATCCCTTATACTCTACAAGAGTAATAACCTGTACAGCGTTTAGCTGAAGAGAAACCCCAGCAGTCTTAGAAGAGGGCATATAGTAAGGACGAGGTTCAACAGCAATCTTAACAACAGACCCATTACCAATGTCTACCTTAGTGGGCTGGCGTTTTGCATCAACAACCACAACATTCTGGACATAGTCCTTACCAGTCTTCTTTGAATGGATGATAGCCTTACGCTTTGCTTTGAATATAATGTTACCAGTCTCTACACCGTCCTGATCAAACTCAGTCTCACACAGGTCAGCAAGATTCAGGGTCTTTGCAAGCTGTGGTTTCTCCTTTACCAACTCAGCAACAAACTCGTCAAGAATCTCCTGAAGTTTTTCCTCAACAACTGCTGCCTCCTCTGCTGACATCAGTGCCTGAATAGAGTAGTCTCCGTCAGGATTGAACTTAGTGTCGGGAACATGAACCTTAGCCCACTTGGCATTACCTTTAATAATAAGCATAGTTTATTTTTGTTTGTGTTTATGTTTCTCTAGCTATGGTGGTATCTTTAAACCATCTCACAGCCTCCTGCTGTACAGGCAAACTCCTTTATACCAGCAGTTACATCCTCGTACTCTTTAACATTGAATGCGTTCCAGTCTATCTTAGGCATCTCTTCACTACATCTTATAAACTCTTCCTCATCTATAGATTCATAAGGTGCTTGTTTATAGATGTGGTCAGAGTGCGGAAGAAAGGACACACCATTCAGCTTGTCAAAGTTTTGATACACCCAAGCACCAACCTTCAACCACTCATGTTCTTTAACATAGACAGTGATAGAGATAGAATGCTCAGACCAGTACTCGTTATACAACAGATACCTATGTAGCTGCTCAATAGCAGATACTTCTTCTGTGGTACGAGCCCCTTCAGGAGCAGCCATAGGGAAACTGAAGACATACATATCTTTATTATGTACATCTTCCTCATACGGCACACCCTGAGAAATAAGGAAGGAAGACAAGGGGTCCTTCTTATCATTCCTTACCCTACGAATGTAGTACTTGCTATACCTAGGGTGTATACCAGAGCTACTATCAACTAGCTGTGATACTGTACCGCTAGGTTTGATGGTAGTAGTTGCAGCTGCTGGGTTTATCCCTAGCTTCTCCGCCCACTCTGCGTTAGTCCTTACAACAACATTACGCATAACATCAAGGACTTCAGCAGCCTCTACCATATTCTCAACACTGTTGAACATAGGATGATCCATCAACCCTGTCAAGCTTACACCAAGCAGTCTCTCTTCCTCAGTGTTAGTAGACCACACAGACCTAAGATACCTGAAGTCTGTAAGGGTAGCCTGAAAGGTTCCAAGTATAGCAGCTACCTCTACCTTGTGTAGCAGGTCACCTACAGTGTCGGTGTTCCTTACTACTACCTCAGTAAGATTACAGAAAGAACAAGAACGAAGAACAATTTCACCACCTAATTGTGTTACAAGGAAAGACCATCTCTGTCTTTCTCCACAGCTTTCACTGTGGTACAGACTATATCATCACCCACTTTATTTGTGGGGTTTTCCGTACGGAGTTTATACTTAAAAGACTCAAAGATGAATGGCGATACTCCGTTAAGAAACGTAGTAGCCTGTTCACCATGCTTTGCACGCAACCTATATATCCGTGTCCCATCTTTTTTGTATCCTCTTTTAATAACATCAAAGGACACTCCAAGAGATTTGAATATAATCTTCTGAAGCATTGTTACTTCAGCCTCAGAGAAACCATCAGTGCAAAGAAACACATTTCCATTGTGTGATGGAAGGGATGAGTTAAGAATATAACCGTCATCCATATACCATATAGCTGCTGTCTCCCAATCAAACTGTTTTAAGTCATGAAGGGAAATAGTTTTTCTACCGTTGTTATACCACCTTGAATAAATAGTAGTAAGAAACGGATGGCATCTACTTTCAAGTTTATAGTAACCCTGTCTGTTTATCCCGTCTTTACAAGAAGGGTCATAGTGTCTAACTGTAACACCAGTGACCTGAGAAATAATTTTATCCTGAAAGTCAGTATACTCTTTATGTTTATCTACTTGAGAAAAACTATAGGCAGCATTCTTTCCCCCATTCTTAAAGATACGGAGACAGCCGTCACCCAACATGAAAGCTGAAATGTATTTAGTCAAAAGTTTTTTATCCATAGTCGTTACGCACCTCATTATACTGAGTTAGCACGGTATTGTCCTTAAAGGATGTTCACCGTTTTTAGGAAAATTTTCATAAGATATCTCTACCTTATGCCGCTAGTGAAATTAACGGATTTGTACCACCTGCTTCTTCAATAGGTTCTACCTTCCTTTTACCATAATTTTCTACCTTCTTTATGGCAGCAACCCTATTGAATATCCCCCTCTCTCCTGCCTTACTATTATACAAAGACAGCCACTCCTGCATGAACTGCCCTATGTCAGGCTTCTCAGTGTATGCAACAGAGATGTTAGCAAGAGACCTTTCAGGTTTCTCTATGTACCACTGTCCAGACTTAGCGTCCCGCATACGAAGGTCAGACAGGTTAGTCAGACATATACAAGCTGACCTTCTAACACCGCCACTAACCACAGACATTGAGATCTTACACATCAGGTCGTTAACCTCCAGACTATTTAGCTTGCGTCCCGCTGAACCCTTGAAGGTAGCTACAAAGTAATTGAACACATCAACAAGAGGCTGAGGTCCAGAGCTACGACCACCAAAGGTTTTCAAAGGAACACCCGAAGGACGAACCTTAGACACATCCCACTTGGGAACCTGTCCTTGGTAGAGCAGAGAGATAAGCTCACGAAGTGCAGAAGCCCAACCAATACGACTATCCCTAACTGAGATAACCGTATCGGATGGGTAAAAGCTTTCAGACACTACCGGAAGCTTAGATATGAACTGCCTCTCTACACTGTAACCAACACCAACACCACACATCAGTAGGTACAACGCTTCATCAAAACACCTCTGGTTATCTACAGCCATATAGCTACAGTTATAACCAGCTACATTGTCTCTGTCTAACGCCTTACCTGCTGTCATCAAAGCCCTCATGGAGGGCATAACCTTTAGAGAACTGATAGATTGTTTTACCTCCTCATATGGGAAACTGTCAGGATGTTTATCCTTCCAGAAATCACAGTATCTTGTAACTGTTTCCTCCCACCTCTCCCTTCGCTGCTCACTTGGGATGTACCGTGAGTAGCGGGAGAGAGCTATATAATTCTGATAGTCAGTATTCATGCACAAATATCACCTTTGATGAAATCTTTAATGTCTTCCCATGTATCTACAACATCAGGAAATACATCGTTAACTATGTAGTCAACAAGAACACAAAGAAAGTTATAGATAGATGTAATCAGAACCAGAAGAGGAAAGAAAATAAAGAGGAGAACTCCAAAGATTCTCAGCAAACCATCTGGCTTGTCTGCAATATAAGGATGTAGTTCACTACGATAAATCATATTGATTTTTATTTAGTTAATAAAACGACATAGCCCTAGCTGTAACAGGAAAGTGTTTAATGAATATCTTTTTTATTTCATCAGCCACCAGCCTGTGTTCCTGCTGCGTATGGTGGTCAAGCCTCACCATAAGGTAGTGTATCCAGCTCCGTACACTACCCTTCATGTACACCTTTGTAGTAGTACAGAGAGGAAGAATAAAGCGTGCTGTCTCTCTACTCACTCCGTGTTGTAGCATTGTGTCATAGACATCCTTACTCAACGCCTGAACTTCAGCAATCATGTGGTTAAAGTCTATATCATTGTACACCTCACCACCGCCCTGCTTACTATCACCCTGCTTACGCAGCTCCACTTCTTCAAACCCAGACACAGGTGTGTACCTTTGACTCAGTTCCTGAAATGAAAATGACCTATGTCTGAGAATCTGCTGAGCTATTGCCCTGCTTGTCTCAATCTCTACAGTCATGTCAGCCATCTCAAACACAGACCAGTGTCCGTTGTTTATACAATACCTGAGAAGCTTTTCATATTCATCCTTGTCTTGTTTAGCACTACTCACCCTAGCGCAGTAGATCATCAACGCTTCGGTATTTTCAAACTGCTCACTCTGTGTCTTACTTACGAATGATACTTTCATTTAATATAAATCAGTGTTTAGTTTTTAACAATGGTACCAATGAAAGCAATGATACCGACAAACAAAAGAATGATTAGACCGAGACTTACACTGAATATCATAGGAGCAAATACCCATACCCAAGAGTAAGTGAAGTATCCCATTAGCTTAGCAACAGTAAAGATAATAGTCAACACACCAAAGATAGAGAAACCTTTCATTATAGTTTGTGTTTAAATTTTTTCTAGATTTTTGGTTCTCTCTGCTAAGGGTGTCCCTTTAGCAAAGCCTCCTTGTTCAGCAGCCCGTTGATTATTTCCATCACCACCTCCGGAGTCTCAATCGTCGTGTATGTGGATATGTCTTCAAGCGCACCTTCAAGCTGAATGATTCTTTTCTTAAGCTCGGTGATGCGCTTGGCGTACTCTCCCAAGTGTTCCTCGTGCATCCTCCGGAGCCTATCAT